ACCAGCAATTCCGGCAATCCGCTGACGGTCCAGAAGCTGATTAACACCAAGGAAGTGCTCGATGCGAACGATGTCCCGGAGATGAACCGCTTTTTCATCACGAACGCCAAGGGCATGTCTCAGCTCCTGGGCGATGAGAAGGCGACCTCCGCTGACTTCGCGAGCGTCCGGGCGCTGACCCGCGGCGAGATCAACGACTTCATGGGCTTCACCTTCGTCCGTACCGAGCGTGTCCCCATCGCCGGCGGCACGCGCTCTGACATCGCGATGGTTCAGGGTGGCGTCATCATGGGCGTCAGCCAGGACGTCACCGCGACGGCGAACGAGCGTCCTGACAAGCGCAACGCCCAGCAGATTTACACCTGGGGTTCCTGGGGCGCCGTCCGCATCGAGGATGAGATGGTGGTCGAGGTCCAGAGCACCGAGTAATCCGAAGGCTGAGGAGGTCACTGCCCCCTGAACCGGCACACCTCCTCAGCCCCGAGACACCCACGGGAGGGGTTGTACGATGGCGAGCACGACCTTTAACTCGGATCAGGTCACAAAGTGGGAGGCCACTCCCAACGAAAAGGTCCGGGCCAACGAACTGAGCGGTGAGCTTCGCGTCGCTCGGTTCTCCTTCGACAATACCGGCGGCACGTCCGCCATCTCCGGCGATACGGTCGAGCTGACGCGACTGCCCGAGGGCACCCGCATCGTTACGGGCGTGCTGGAGGTCACGACCACGTTCGCGGCTAACGCGAACTTCAACATTGGCGACGGCAGTTCGGCTGCTCGGTTCAATTCCAGCGTCATCAACATTGATGCCACGGGGGAGACCGAGTTCGCCAAGCTCGCGAACGAGGACGGCAACCTCGCGACCGAGCTGAGTGCCGAGACGCCGATTGTCGCGACCTTCGACACGGCCGGCGGCAACGGTGCCTTCGAGGGCTACATCCTGTACGTCGATGTGTAAGGGGGGCGTGAACGATGGCTACCAAGGCGATCAACCTCACGTCCTTCACGAGCGAGGGCCAGCACACGGCTACCTACGGTGGCGCCGTGGCCCTCAACGACGCTCTGGTGGTGGCCTTCGATGACACCAAGATCACGACCAACGATGATCTGTTCCAGGCCATCGAGGCCGCCCGCCGGGCGCTCACCGCCAAGATGAGCGAGATCGGCGATCCGCAGAGCTTCCCGACCTCGGGCAGCGAGGACTTCTGAGCTACCCGCATCCGCTTGACTCTGGCCCCCGCGCTGTGTAAGCGTGGGGGCCGCTTCATGGAGGGCTCATCATGGCGTCCAGCGAGACGGAGATCGTCAACAGCGCGCTCATCAAGATCGGCGAGGCCACGATCACCTCGCTCCAGGACGACCGTGAGCAGGCCCAGCTTGCCGCGCGCCAGTACGGTCTCAAACGTGACGAGCTGATCCGCAGCTACCGCTGGAACTTCGCGATTGCGCGTGCCACGCTCGCGCCCGAGGCTAAGGCGCCGGCGTTCGGCTTCACCGCGCAGTTCCTGATGCCGACCGATGCGCTCCAGGTCATCTCGATCTGGGATGAGAGCGTGGCCGACCGGAACTACACGGGCACGGAGTTTCCGTGGAAGGTCGAGGGCCGGTTCATCCTGGCGAACGCGGACAGCCTCAACATCTTCTACATGCGTCGCGTGACGAGCGTGTTGGAGTTCGACCCGCTGTTCTCCGAAACGCTCTCGTGGCTGCTCGCCTACGATCTGGCCTTCGCCCTGTCCACCGGCCCGAACATGGTTTCCCAGACGTTCGAGGGCTTTCAGTCGTCGCTGCGGCAGGCGCGGTTCGCCGATGCCATCGAGACCAAGCCCGAGGTGCTCCAGTCCTCGGAGTGGCTGGATAGCCGGCTGGACAGCTCCCGCGGCCCGCGCATCGGCCCCGTGAGCTGAGGGCAGTTCGATGTTGACGGGCAGGTCCCCGCGGTCTACCTTGCAAATCCGCCCCGAAGATGCCGGGGGCGAAAAAGAATACGGAGCATCATATCGGAAATATGCAAACGCGGCCCGCGTCGTGTCTCGTAATGCCGGGTCAATAGAGTGCGAACTTTCGACTTGTTGTGTGTGGTTCGAGGGCGCGGCTTTGGCAGGTCGCGCCCTCATCGCATTTGATGGGAGGCAGCCATGAACGCAAACGGTCGCCTGTTTCTGTCGAAGTGGGACAACCGCTTCATCGAGCTGGCCCGCCACGTCGCCGAGTGGTCCAAAGACCCGCGCACGAAGGTCGGCGCGGTGCTCGTCGGTTCCGATAAGCGGCAGGTGGCCCTGGGGTACAACGGCTTCCCGCCGGGGGTCCGGGACGGCGCGGATCGCCTCGAAAACCGCGAGATCAAGCACCAAATGGTGATGCACGCCGAGCGGAACGTGCTCGACAACGCACACTTTGAAACGCGCGGCGGTGTGCTCTATACTACCAAGCATATCTGCCCGCAGTGCGCCGGCTCGGCGATTGCCTGCGGCCTGCACCGGGTGGTCATGCCTATCGAGGAGGAGGACACCGAGTGGGGGCAGAGCGCCCAGATCGCGCGCCAGATGCTCCTTGAAGCCCAAGTGGAAGTGGATGGTATCTGATGGCACGCTTCAACCCCATCAAGCAGAGCTTCGTGGCCGGCGAGTTCAGCCCGCGGCTGGAGGCGCGGTCTGACCTCGATGACTACTTCCGCGCCGCGCGGCAGACGCGGAACGGCATCGTGCTCCCCCACGGCGGCTTTCAGCGCCGGTCGGGCACCCGCCATGTCGCCGAGGTCAAGGACAGCACCAAGCAGGTCCAGCTCATCTCGTTCACCCCGGCCGTGGGCGAGGGCGTCGTGGTCGAGATGGGCGACCTCTACATGCGCTTCTACAAGGACGGCGCGCAGGTCGAGGACGGGAACGGCAACCCCCTGGAACTCGCCACGCCCTACAAGGAAAGCGAGCTGCTGGACATTCAGGTCACGCAGAGCGTGGACGTGATGTGGATTGTCCATCCCCTCCACTTCCCGCGCAAGCTCAAGCGCACGCAGGCGAACCCGCCGCGGTTCACGTTCGGCAAGCTCGACTGGCGTGACGGCCACGCGCCGCTGCGCCGGCCGAACGATGACCTGGAGAACCCCGTCAACGTGACGGGGAGCAACCCGTCTGTCCTGACGTGGCGGAACGATCCGGTCGATGGCGGGCTCGACACCTCCGGTAACTTCGACCTGGAGCGCGCCGTGCGCATGGATGACGGCCAGAACATCGGCTGGTACGAGATCGTGGAAGTCACGGCGACCAACCAAGCCAAGGCGAACCTGCTCGGCGGATCGCCGCCCCAGGCGCGAAGCATCGCCTCCAAGCAGAATGGCGACCCGCTGATCCTCCAGACGAACGCCAACGACCATGGCCTTGTCGAAGGTGAGGTGATCTTCTTCGAGGACCCCACCGGCGGCACCGTCATCGACCCGAACTCCGGCACGGATTACTTCATCGTCGGTCCGTCGCCGGAGGACAGCAACGGCCAGATCATCCTCAGCCAGTTCCAGGTCAACACCTTCCCGAACGATAACCCGGTGAACGGCGGCAGCCTCACCATCCAGGGCGACGAGAGCGTGTTCCGCGCGCCGACGGACTGGGCGCTTGGCGCCGCCAGCCAGGAGGAGGGTTTTCGCGCTGTGACGTTCCACGAGGGCCGACTGGCCTACGGCGGGACCGAGACGGAGCTGGATCGCTTCTGGCTGTCGGTCTCGGATGACTTCGATAACTTCGAGCTGGTCAGTCAGACGCTGGACCTGCGGGACGCTGCCGCGGATGACCGGGCTATCGAGCGCCGCACGCTGTCCACCGAGAACAACGCCATCCAGTGGATGCAGGCGGCGAACCGGCGCCTGTTCGTCGGCACGTCGGGCGGCGAGTTCCAGGTCCGCGGCGCCAACAACGACCTGTTGACGCCCACCGGCACCCAGGTCATCCAGGCCACCGCCCGCGGCTCGATCCACCTCCAGCCGGCGGTGATCGACAACCAGATCGTCTTTGCTCAGCAGAACGGCGAGCGCCTGCGCCGGCTCCGCTTTGACGTGAACGTGGACGGGCAGGTGGCCGAGGATGTCTCGATCCTGGCCGAGCACATCCTCGACGGCGGCGTGTTCGACATGGCCTACCAGCAAGACCCCGACAGCGTGCTCTGGGCCGTCCGTGGCGACGGCCGGTTGATCGGGTGGACCATCGAGGCGCAGCAGAACGTCATCGGCGCTCACGAGCACCAGATTGGCGGCGAGTGGGCCGGCATCCAGCCCGTGGTCGAGGCCGTGGCCTCGTTGCCGTCCCCGACCGATCGGAACCAGAACCAGCTCTGGGTGGCGGTTCGCCGGGAGGTCAACGGTCAGACCAAGCGGTACATCGAGTTCTTCGAGGATGTCTACACGCCGCGTGTTGGGTTCGCGGCTACGGACAAAGAGCTGATCCGTGCTGTCGAGGATGGCGTGTTCGTGGACAGTAGCGCGTCGCTGGACAATCCGGTGGCAATCTCGGGCATCACCCAGGGCAGCCCGACGTTCGTTCAGACCCCTGGCGCCCATGGATTGTCTGTAAATGATACAGTGCGTTTCCGCGATATCGTGGGGATGGAGGAGCTGAACCAAGTCACCGCCACGGTCACTGGCGTCGTCAGCAGCACCGTGTTCTCGGCGGATGTGGACAGCTCCAATTTCAATCAGTACAAGGGCTTCGGCTCGGTTCGGAAAGAGTTCGCTTCGTTCTCGGGACTGGACCATCTAGAGGGTGAGACTGTCAGCGTCTTGGCCGACGGCGCGGTTCACCCGCAGCGGACGGTGAGCAGCGGCTCCTTCACCCTGAACCGGAAGGCCAGCATCGTCCATGTGGGGCTCCCGTACGAGTTCTTTGTCGAGACCACGCGCTTCGTCACGAACGGGTCCCTCGGGACGCTCCAGGGGCAAAAGGCGCGGGTGCAGCGCGTCAACCTTCGGCTTCACGAGAGCCTGGGCGGCGAGGTTGGCATCGGCCCCGATCCGCAAAAGCTGGAGGAGTTTGTGTACCGGCAGACGGCCAGCCCCATGAACCGGGCCATCCCGCTGTTCACGGGCGACAAGGAAGTGCCGGTGCCCGAGGGCTGGACCACAGAGCCCACGGTCTTTATCCGGCAGCCCCAGCCGCTCCCCATGACGGTTCTTGGTGTCATGCCGCGGATGGAAGCAAATGAGCGTTGATGTTCAGCCGTTCCAGGTCGAGGACCTGGAGCTGCTCGACTACCGCGAGAAGTTTGCGGAGATCGAGCGCATCCCCCGCGCCACGTTGCGGGCGGCCTACGAGGGGCCGTACTCCTACACGGCATGGCACGTCTCCGGCGTGCCCCTCATGGCCGGCGGCGTGGTGACGGAGAAAGGCGAAGCATGGGTGCTGGGGGCCAAGCACGTTGGCCTGTATCAGTATCGGCTGTTGCGCATAGTGCGCGATTATGTGCTGATCCCGTACACCCGTGACAATGGGCCTCCGTTCGCCCAGGTTGACACTCAAGACCCCCTCGGGATACGGTGGGTTCGACTGCTCGGCTTCCGGCAGACAGAAACAGGGCTCTGGGTATATGATGCGCACCTTCAATGATCCGGTGACGGCGACGATTGCCCTGACGGCCACAAAGGCCATCGGGCAGATTTCGTCTGCTCAGCAGCAGGCCGCGCAGCAGGAAGCGCGAGCCGGGGTTGCGCGTGTCAAGGCTGCTCAGGAGGAGATCGCAGCGGATCGTGAAGTACGAAGCACGCGCCGCGAGCGCGTGCGAGCGTTGGCCCGCAGCCGCGCCGCGCTTGCGGCAGAGGGGGCTTCCGGTCAGCAGGCGCTGGTGCTCCAGCAGAACCGGGCGGGAACTTTCGCTCGTCAGGAGGAGCGCATTCGCCAGGACAGCCGGTTGCGCCAGGAGAGCGCGCGGGCGCGGGCCAGCAATCTTGAGGACGCCGCCAGTGCCACGCGCATCGGCGGGTTCCTGTCGGCCGCCGGGACAGCCTTCCAAGGCGCCCAGAGCGCCGGTGCATTCAGCCCGGGCAGCGCCAGTCCGCCCGGCGGCCCCGGTGGCGCCGGCGGCGGTGGCGGCGAGTTCAACGCAAACCTGCTTCGGGGGTAAGGCATGTCTTTCTCTACGGTCGGCCCCGCCGGCACGGGCCGCGCTCGATCCACTGGACCGAACCCGGTTGTGCGCCGGCCCGACCCCGCGAGGGCGTTCGAGGGTCTCGCCGAGGGCATCCAGGATGTCAAGGAAGAAATGGAGGCCCAGCAGCAGCGCCGTGATCGCGTGGAAGCGGCCGAGCAGCAGGCCAAGTTCCAGCGTAAGGTCGAGGAACGGGTCAATGAACTGGACCCGACGGCGCCGGATTATCAGCAGCAGGTCCAGGAGGAGATCACGGCGACCCGTGCAGAGGCCCAGAGCGACGCTCAGATCACCGACCCCCAGGTCCAGACGCAGCTTGAAGCCAGCTTGGCGCGGCAGGAGCAGGGCGTGCTCGCCGAGGCGGTGGTCCAACAGGACGAGGCCATCACCAACAAGGCGAAGCAGACCGTCAATGACGTGAACGAGGCGGCGATCACCAACATCGCCGACGACCCCCAAACCCTGGCCGCCCAGCGGGCCAAGGTGGAAAGCACCATCGAGCAGTTCGATGATGTGCTCTCGGATGACCAGAAGCAGGCCCTCCGGGAGAACATGAACTCGGCGACAGCGCAGGCGGCCGTCCAAGGACTGGCCCGCCAGGGTGACATCGAGGCCGCCCAGAGCATCGCCGACCAGTTCGCCCAGGAAGGCCAGATCAACAACGACACCCGGCAGACCCTAAAGGCGTTCGCCCGTCAGGAGGAGCAGCGCCAGCAGAACGAGTTTCTGGAGCGGACTGCGCGAGAGCGCCAGGACCTCGACGTGCAGATCAGCACGATCCAGAACTCAGAGGACCTTGCCGCTGCTCGTGATGCGTTCGAGACGGCGCAGGATCAGGGGCTGTTCCAGGGGGCGCAGGGCCAGCGCGCGTCTCTGGAGAAAAAGCTGATCCGGGCGCGTCAGGGCATCCGCGACGAGCAGCGCGAGAGCGAGAACCTTCTCCGCAAGCAAATCAGTGGCCGAGGGATGGATACCCAGACCGAGGCAAACAAGCTGTGGAGCATCGTTCAGCGAGACGAGAATGCGCCCGACCGCCTCCAGTCTCTGACGGGCTTCGCCCGCCACACGGGCTTCATCCCCGAGGCCGGCAAGCAGACCATCGAGAACGCTGAGCGCCGGGCCGACATGAACACGCTCCCGCGGGCCATCGGGCTGCACTCGGCGGTCAAGGAAGCGAACCCGAACGTCGATACCGGCGCGGCCAGCTCCGGCTCTCGTGTGCGCCTTGGCCGGGAGCTGATGAACTCGATGGGGCTGAGCAGCAACGAAGCGGCTTCGCTCGTGGCGACGAACAGCCCGGATCGCCAGACCATCGAGGCGCGCAAGGGCGAGTTCGACAACGAGCTGGCGAGCGATGTCAACGGCAACGAGATGGTGCGCGAGGCCGTCGGCGGGGATGCCGGGCCGATCCCCTTCGTGGGCGAGGACGCTACGGTGTCGCCGGAACTCCAGCGCCGGTTCGAGAACATGGTGCGGTCGAACTTTGCGCTGACGGGCAACATGAAGGCGGCCCGGAACATGGCTACCGAGCGGGCGCGCGAGCTGTTCGGCGTCACGCGCGTCGAGGGCGGCGACCCGCGCGTGGTCGAGATGCCCGTCGAGAAGTCCATCGTGGCGACCCGCGGCGCGGCGGCGAAGGAAATGTTCTCGGCGGCGCCGGAGACGATGGCCGAGGGCGTTCGCTCGGATGTGCTGAACGAGATGGGGCGTGCCGGTATCGAGCCGGGAGAGCCGCCCGAGAGCATGGGGCCGATGCCGGGGTTCCGCCTCAAAGCCACGGAAAAGACGCGGCGGCAGCTCTCCAACGGCGACCCGCCGGAGTACGAGCTTCGGGTGCTCAACGACGCCGGCACCTACGAGCAGGTGCGTGACGGAGGAACTGGCCTGCCAATCACCTACACGGTGCCGACGGTCAGCGACCTCAAAAACACGGCCCCGGTCAACAAGCTGATCGACCGGGAGACCGGCGAGGTCCGCGAGGAGCGCAAGGAGCGCCAGGAGCGTATCGAAAGCGACGCGCCTGATGCGGCTCGTGAAGGCCGCGGGCGGCAATCCGGTGGCGACCGCGAGGGTGCGGGATCGATCCTCCCGGACATCATCGAGAGCATCCCCGCTCCCGAGGGTGGCGGCAGCAACCGTTTCCGGGGCGCACCAGGAACTGAGGGGCAGTAACCATGCCGATCAACTTCGACCCGGAACAGCAGACACTCGCCAACCAGCCGGCAGACATCCGCCGCCCCGAGGAAGGCG